AGAAATAATTCCCCAGATTGCTGTTGCTGGTCAGATATCCAGGGACATTCTTGCCGTAGAACGCGTGCTTGAGTTCATAGCCCGTCAGTTCCACGGCCGCCTGGTGCAACGCCCGGATCTGCGTGTCGATCGCGGTTGTCGTGGTTGACCACGGCGCGCTGAGGATCGGGTTGCCGGTTCCGAATACATCGAGCTGATTCTGATTCCCGGCCGGCACCGTATAGTCCACGGTCGTCTGCGCGCCCGTCGAACTGGGCAGAAGATTTCCCTGGTTGTCGTAATAAATCTGAGTCTTGAACAGCATCGACGTCAGGGCGCTGATGCGCAAATTGTCCTGCGTCCACCGCGCTTCGCGGATTTGCCGGCTGACCTCGTCGATGCCGAGCTTCTGCTTGGCCAGCTCGTTGTAGTTCAGAAGGTTGATGTAATCCTTCACCGGCAGCACGATGTTCTCGATGCTGTGGAGCAGCTTGACCGACTTGACGCCGATCTCGCGGAGCTGGCGATTCTTCGACGGCGCTCCGTAAGGCGAGATCGTCGCGTTCGTGCGCGAGCCGCTGAACACTTTGTATTCGCCGGTGTCCCCGTCCACGGTCTGATCGACCTGAAAAAACGCCTGCGGAAACGGATTGGGAATGCCGCTGACGGTGCTCTGGATGATTCCGCAGAGATTGGGCGCGCCGAGGATGTCGTTGATGGAAACGTAAGCCATGATGAGGATCCTTGAAAATGTGAATTGTTTTGAGAATCGAAATTCTGATTTCGGCTTTCCCTATCCCGTGATGTCATCGAGGAAAGTGACGCCATGACAAATGGAGCGCAGCGCGGCCTTCACATACGTCTTCAGACTCGGATCGGACGGATAGTTGACGATCATCCCCGTATTGATCGTTCCTCCGGCGGCCAGCAGCGTCCCGCAGAAGACATCGACGCGATTTGTATGTGTCTGATCGACGATTTGCAGGCCATCAGTTTCGCACAGCAGCGTGAGGATGGTCTCACTTCCATCGGTCGGCTGGATCAGCGAACCGCTGACCGCCGCGGCGGAAAGCGCCGTGCAGGTGATGACGCCCGTAGTGGTATTCACGGCAGAATAGGTAACAACTTGCGTCGCAACCGTCCCCGCGGCCGCGGGAGGGCCTGTCAGCTTAAACGTGCCGGATGCGCCGATGCGGCGTACGATTTCCGCCGCCGTGTTCACATCGGTGGTCACCGAAGTCGCAGCGCTCGCCGCGGCCGCCGTGCTCAGCCCGAAAATGCTGTTGGCGTATTTCCCGGTTGCCGTGATTCGGCCCATCGGCGTACCAGCCCACAGCAGCCAGGTATACGGCGCATTGAGCGGATTGCCGGAATTCGTTCCATCCACGGTCACCGGCGGAGCCCAAAACTGCGCAAACTCCCGACCGGAATAAAACACTTCGCGCGGCTGAGACGTAAAATTGCCGACCACGCCTGGTTTGCCTTGAGGAATCGAAAACATTGTGATCCTTTCGAAGAAATTGAATTATCGAATTGTGGAGAATCTGAAATGCGAAAGAGCCCCTACCCCGACACACTCGCGATCTTTGTCATGTATTGGCGAAGCTGTTCGATCGGCGAAGAATCTTCCCCGGGGATATGCCTCGCCATCGCTTGCAGGCTGGTACTTTCGCCAAGTGCAATCGGATCGTTGTCGAGCAGAATCTCCCCGACCGCAAGTGCCAGGGATCGATCGCCGCTGGTGTTGGCCGCGCGTGACAGGGCGATTACATTTGCTTGCCCTTCGCTGCTTTCGACGAGCGTCGCCACCAGCCTGTCCCGAACGGCGGGCGATAGAGAGCCTCGCGATACCGCGGCGTCGAATTTTGCCGTTGCCGATTCGATTAGAGCGGCCTGTGCCTCATGCGGCATCACCGGCGGCAACCGCGCCGAGAGTTGTAGAACCTGTTCCCGAGCCGCTGCCAGCTCCATCTGCAAATCCTCCGACGAATCACTCGCGGGATCGTTTTGATTCGGCGATTGCAGCCACTGAATAATTCGTGCCACTCCGCTTTCGGCGTCGAAGTCGTCGCCGATCAGACTGCGAAGCGTTTGAAGCTGCTCTGCCGTGCAGGACAAAGCCGATTCGGACCGCGGATCATTCTGATCTGAGGACTCCGCCACCAAAACAAGCTCCGGCGATTCCTCATCGCTTGTCGCTTCGACAAACTGATCCTGATCCGGCACAACCGGAACCGGCGTCAGCGCCAGATGCACGATCGCCTCCCCCCACTGCCGGGCCTGGCCATCCGTGAAATCCGGATCGATCCCAATGGAGACAAGGTTTCGCGCTGCCGTCAGGGCCGCTTCATCTCCGATGAACTGGCACAGGCCCAGCAGCCGATCATCTTCCAGCTTGAATTCCTTGACGTATCCAACCACATCGCGGGCCGCATCGGAGTGATCGCAGTTGATCGGGATGGCAACCCCCGCAGCCAGCATTTGCTGACCCGCCTCGGCCCAGCGGCCAAGACGGTCGCGATCCACCGCCAGCGAAAATTTTCGCGTCGGATGGACATACGTGCCGGTATGGATCATGTCCTTCCAGAAATACGTCGCGGGCTGACCGGCCACCTCCGCCGGCAAATCACCGGCCGGTTTCACCGGAGCATCGGGCGAAAGAACCGACGCGTGCAGCTTGAATGGTGTCGTGGGTTGATTCATAGGTTTTGTATTGAGTGAAAAGTTGAGACGGCAAATCATTGTGCCGCACGCGGAACCGAAAGTTGATCGAGCAACGAATCGCCGTCGATCTTCGATGTCACTTCACCATCGCCCCGAGCCAGCAGCGTCGTCAGCACGCCCCGAAGAACGCCCAGCGAATCCGCTTCGATGGGTGAAGGATCAATGGCCACCGCCCCTCGAGCTCGCCGGCCGAAATTAAGGATCAGCAACTCATCCACCACGTCCCGCGTGAAGGCATCCGCGATATCGCGGTCGATCAATTCACAATCCAGCGTGCCAGTGTCCGTATGCGTTTCCGCATCCGCCTTGCTTCCATGGCGGGACTCAAGCCCAGCCCGTTCGGGCCGGAGCCAGCCCCGGAAAATCATCGCGTCGTAATACTCCAGCACGACCTTCATCCCCGGGGCATGGTCGGCTCCCTGGACTTCCAACGTCGAAAGCTGCCACGGACTTTTGCCCGCCAGTTCGTATGCCATACGCGGATCATTCGCCGAAGCAAACCCGTTGGGAAACATCACGCTGCGCCCGGAAGAAACGGCGTCCAACACCTGCTGGCCAAGCCATTGATTGGGTCGCTCGGCCCCCGCCGTGTCCCGGCTCGTACCTTCAGGGTAATGGAGTTGCACGACAATCCCGGAGACTTTCTTCATGTACTGTGCAAGTCGCTGGCGAATCTGCTCGCTTTCGGACCAGGCTTGCCGGATGTTTTCGTGACGCGAGCGGCCGTATGGATTGCCCGCCTCACCGTCGTAGGTGTAGAGAAAATACTTCTCGGCCGTGAGCGCAACCGGCGCCGCGCCCGGCGGATGATTCAGCAGTCCGGCCGGATTGCCATGATCGTCCACCAGAATATCCGTGCAATCACACAGCAGTGGCTTGAGCCGTCGCAGGATCCGGCGGCCGTTCTGGATTTGCCAGATCTTCTCAAAACCTGCCCAGCCAAATTCGAGCGCCCGCAGTGCATCCCGCACAACCCCCTGCCGGAGCGGACCCAGGACCTGTTCAGCAAATTCCACCCATTCATCCGGCACATCCTGCCGGCATTTTTTGAACCGCCAGGTATTCGCCACGATCGGCGCCGCCACAATGCCGCGCACCAGTGCATTGGTCGGATGCGACGAAATCTGCCGATACGTCAGATACGTCCCGGATGCCGCGGGCAGGAAGCCGACCAGCCCCGCCGCGCTAGAACTCGGAATTCCGCCAATCATCGCGCTCATTGTTTGCCGCGTCGTGGCTTCGCCAATCTGCGGATCGGTCGAAATGGTGGAGCGTTCTGTCATGCTCATGGTTCCCGTTGCAATTTTGAAAACCCGATTTGGCCGTTGGACGCCGGAGCCGGCAGCGAGATCGGATATTCCCAGTCGATGAAATACCGCAGCCACGACAAGGCGTGCTGCGCTTCCATGTCTCCCGGCCAAACGGCGCTGCGCAGATCCTGGATCAGACGAGCGCAGCGAGGATCGATCGAGAGCCGGCTCCGTCCGTGATCCGAGCGAAGCATCGCCCGCACCGCGTTGATCGTGTCTTTGACCGCGGGGTTGGATCGCGGCACCTTAAATCGCGGCGAAAGATTGTGTAGCCGGCGAAGGACGATCGCCCAATCCGATTTCCCGCTCGTGCTGTCGCGAGCCCAGCCGGTGGCGTCGCCGTAAATCGTGATGTCCTTCAAGTCCCAGGCGCGCTCGCCCGCCCGTGTCAAAAATGCGTCGCAGGCGGAATCGGTATCGGTATCGGGGAGAGACATTTCGTCGATCACCCGAACGTCCGTTCCGTCATGTTGAATCACCCCGCTGCACATCGGGTCGATGTTGAAATCCAGCGACCAGCAGATCCGCAGCGATGGATCGTATGCCGTCGGCCGCACATGAATGATCGGATCGAAATTGGCAAATGCCCTGCCCCGAGCAATGACGAATTTGCCGAGATATTCCTGCTCAAAAATGATCGGGTCGAGCAGCCGGCGTGCGGATTCAATCTCATCAGCCGGCAGAACATCCGCCGATGGCCAACTGAAGCAGGCCCATTCCGGCTCAACGCCGCTCTGCGCAACGAGCACCAAATTTTCGTAATCCATCTGCCCCGGCGAATCCATATCCGGCACGCCGATGAGCCACGCCCATCCGCGACGATCCGCCAATGCCGGACGCAGGTGGGCATCCCAGATCTTCGGGCGGCAGTTTGCCAGCTCGTCGATCACGCAGCCGTCCCACGGGCTGCCTTCAATGCGCTGTGGGACATCCAGGCCATGCACCCAAAGCTGTGCGCCGCGCGTCGTCACGATGCGTAAATCGGTTTCGCTGATCGATCCGATCCAGCAGCGCGGAACGAGTGATTTCAAATCCTCCCAAAAGATTCGCTTGGCCTGATCATGTGTCGGCGCCGCGGCGAAATATCGCCCCGGCTGGCCATGCCAGGTCTTGCGGAACAAATGCTCCACCAGCCGCCGCTTGGCGAGCTCCGTCTTTCCGCTGCGCCGGCCGGCGGGAACGACCTTGAAACGTGTTTCATCGTCCCAAAGCCGAAGCTGCTCCCCATGTGGACGGAGCTCAACCCACCTTGGCGTCCAATTGTGGTTCGGGCCAACTATTGTCGGCCCCGGCGGAAGTCGGCGTCTGACCAAGTTCATGCTTTCCCAGTAGAGACAACATGCTGGCATTTCCTTCGATCGCGACCGCCGTTTGCTTTTTGCGCAAGGAAATCCTCCTTTGTGCCCGCGCGTGGATCAGCATCTCGCCAAATTCCCGCGCCAGTTCCGTCTCGTCGATGTCGAGAAACTCACAGATATCGCGATCCGTCGCGCCCTGCAGCGCCAGGTTACGAATGTGCTCCAAGCGACCTGGAGAGATCTCTTCCATATTTGATTCCGATTCCAAACCTCGCAGCCATGTCGTCGCGTGCCTTGCCGACGTATTCAAAACTCGCGGTCAGCCGCCGGCTGCTGAGCGTCTTGTCCCAGGCGGCAGCTTGATTGTTTCTGCGATGCCTGGGACGGACCCGCGACGGTGCTCGGCCCATCCGCCATAGCGGCGACCTCGCCCGGTGATGGATCATCGCCGGATGGCTGGTCACGCTCCGGTACGGCTTTCCCGTAGCCGCGAACAGCGACGCGACAAATTCGCTCATGGCGTTGCCGATCCCCACTCCCTGGAAATCCGGCAAACAAACGCACCGATGCTCGCGCCATCCCGAACGGACGGCATGCGGAAACGAGAGAACGGCGACGAAAGGAGCCGGCCGACCCTCAACCAGCCCGGCAAAGCATTGCGCTCCGGGATGAAGTTTGCCGCTCAGATAGTGATGATTGCTGAATAGCTTCCACGCCGGCGTATTACAGCGCACGATTTCCACGTCGATTTGCGGTCGCCGAAGCAACCCCCGCGACAGCGAACCATCGGCCATATCCAAAACCCAGTCCGGCTCAAGCCACGGAAGCACATCGTAATGGCATGTCACCGCCACGAATCTGCGGCCCGTGCGGCGTACAGTCCTGCTGATCGCGCTCGAGCCAATCCGGGCCACCGTCCGATCCACAACGCTGGTGAATTCATCCACGACCGCGAGCTCGGGCATCTCCGCAAGCGTCCGAGCCATGCTGACCCTGAACTGCTCGCCGTTGCTGAGAAGGTGAAACGGCCGCAGCCAGGCCGGCGGCGAACTAAAGCCCACGCTGCCGAGCAACTGTGTGATCTCCGCAGCGCCCATGGCCGCCGGGAAGCCGTCCAGAATGCTCTGGTCACTCGACCAATCCCAATGCTGAACCATCCGATCGCCGAAGGCCTGTCGCGCAACCGTTGTTTTGCCCGAACCGCTCGGCCCGACAATCACGCCAATGCTCCACGCATCCTGAAGTGATGGTAGTTCGACCGAGAACGACGACTGCGACCCAGCCCCTACCGGCAGATCAAACATCCCGGCCACCTGTCGAACGCGAAAGCTGTCTCGCAGCGGACAATCGACTACAGTGTGAACAGTCGGCATGAATATCCCTCGGCCGTCAATCGCTCGTACAACTGCTTCTGCCCGCCTTCATCGCGACACGCGACAACGACTTCAAAGAGCGCGTGAATATCCGATGCCTCCTCGACACCTTCCCCTGTTTCGCCCACGAACCTCTGCAATTCTTCGTCCGTGAATCCCACGTCGCCCAGCTCGCCATCGGAGAGTTGGGTCGCAAGCGTCATCGCATCCCATTCGGCTAATTCGGCCGTGCGATTGTCCGCAATGGCGTATGCCGTCAATTCTGTCGCCGCAAGATCAGAACGGACGACCCCGATGTGCGACCAGCCCAACGCCTTGGCCGCGGCAAGCTGGCCATTGCCCGCCCTAACCACGCCGCGCGAATCAACGACAATCGGCT